TTACAAGATGCCAAGGCATTGCCAACGCAATACGAACGCAATGCTAACCAAGAACCAATAACCAAGAACCGAGAAACTACTATTCCTATTGATTTTAAGATTAGCGAAAAAGTAATTTTGTGGGCAGAAAAGAACAATCATACAAATCTGCAAAAACACTTTGACAATTTTGTATTGTCCTGCCAAGCTAGGAACTACAAATACACAAATTGGGATGCAGCGTTTATGAAAGCTATTAGAGATAACTGGGCTGGTGTACAAGCTGAGAAGAAGAACAAGGTAGTACTATGATAATTAACCCTAGAAGCCTATTAACAGAAATAGATGCACTATACGATGGAGGTATTGCACGTGGACACACAACTGGTTGGTCAAATGTTGATGAGTTTTTTACTGTCAAGCATGGCGAATTTACTGTTATTACTGGCATGCCATCACATGGAAAAAGTGAATGGTTGGATGCTTTGTGCGTTAATCTTGCCATACATCATAATTATCGTATTGCTATGTTCAGCCCTGAAAACCATCCATTAGAGATGCATGCTAAAAAGATTATTGAGAAATACGCTGCAAAACCGTTTTTTGGTAACAATCGCATGAGCCAAGAGCAAATGTATGATGCGCTAGATAGGATGAACAAGAACTTTTCGTTTATTAAACCTATTGAAACTGAGTTTACTCCTATGCACATCATTAATGAAGCATTGCCGTGGTTAGATATGTCATTAACGCAACCAAGAGCATTAGTGATTGACCCTTGGAATGAGATGGACCATTACAGGCCAGCAGGACTAAGCGAAACTGAATACATCAGCCGTATTTTGACTGAACTGCGTAGAGCTGCAAGAGAATTTAAATGCCATTTATTTTTAGTAGCACATCCATCTAAAATGGCTAAAGACAAAGATGGAAATTATCCTGTGCCTCGCCCCTACGACATTTCTGGCTCTGCTCATTGGTATAACAAAGCTGACAATTGTATTGCTATTTGGCGTGACGTAGCGAATAATCCACAGGAAACACAGGTACATATACAGAAGGTGCGATTTAACAGCACAGGGAAGCCTGGCATGGCTGAGTTGCTATACGATTACAACAAGGCTACATACGTACATGAGCAAGCACATTACAGGAGTTTGTGATGAATGACAAAGCTGAAGAAAAGTTTTTAGAAAATTCTTATTACAAAGAATTTAATTTAAATAACAAAGAGTGGAAAATAACTACTAATGAAGGTAAGATTATTAAATCTAAAAATTGGTTGTTAAAATACGAAGATGTACTATACACGGAGATAAACCCTCATGTCCATATTAAGATGCCCAACGTGCAATCAAGTGCCAAGAAGAAGTCTGCCTCAAAACGCTAGGCTTCATTTATTATTTGGTGAAATAGCTGAAAAGGTAACGGCATCAGATGGATTGTTGCATCATGCTATGTGGTGGAAAACCGTCATGAAAGATAAATGGCTAGGATATAACGAAACAGTTGCAAGTAATGGGAAAGTGATTTATAGTTTACGTGGGACTGCCGATTTAACGGTAGAAGAACTTAACAACTTCATGGATAGAGTAGAGCGATACGCTGCCGAACATGGAATTTACTTACCGGACTAACGAATATGAGAAAAGATAACAACTACAATTTAATGATGAGAGAATCAACCTCATTTAATCGTGCAGTAGCATTTCAACATATTTTAGATGGCACTAAAAGCGTTAAAGCATTAGCAAAATCGATGTACATTAGCGAAATTTTAGCATGGGAACATTTATCATAGCTTTACGATAATGAATTTGCAAAAGTATCAATGGTCAGAGAATATCGTTCTGTTAAAGCATATACCGGCATTAATGCAGATAACTATGTATGGCCTAAATCTTATTTAGCATCAGAAAATCCTAAACGTGATTACTTTGATAAAATGATTTATCCCGATTTACACAAAGAATTACGGGATGCAATCTTTGAAGGTCGCATTAGTCAAAACGTAGTTAAAACTTACAACAGGGCAGATACAGTTAAATGGGAATTAAACTACAAACCTGATTATCATGGCGGCTTTCAATCGTCTATGAATGGCGAGTATTTTGTCTAAGAAACAGGAAAAAGAACATTATGCTAGAATTGCTGATATTGGCTGTGTGGTGTGTCAGTTGCAAGGTCACGGATATAGCCCTTGTGAAATACATCACATACGAACTGGAGTCGGACTTGCTCAGAAATCACATTGGAGTAAGGCGCTTGGTTTATGTCATGCGCATCATCGCACAGGCGGCCATGGTACTGCTATTCATGCTGGTGTTAAGGCTTTTGAAGCTATGATAGGCATGAGTGAGGTAGAGTTGCTAGAAAAGCAATTGGAGCTATTAAATGAATCTTGATTATGAATTAGCTAAAACTCTAGGCTATCCAAAAAACGGTTATATTCTTTTTGAAGATAACAAAGGAAATTGTATTCATGCAAAACGTACAACAAAACCTTATGAGCATGATTATCAAAAATTAACATTTAATGTTAGCTGGATACCTAAAGATATTCTCGATAAAGTAAAGAAAAAAGTAATTGATAATGAAACCTGAACAAGAAATACAATATTGGAAAGAAAAGTACATTTTTCAATATGCACAATATTTGTCATTGCGTGAGTTGTACAACAAAATTATTCGTGAGTACGACCAACCTGAAATTAGACTACTGAAAGCACAATTAGATGATAAAGCTCGACTTGCCATTTCCACCGACAGTAAATCACATGTGGGGAATGTCTGGCAAAAAAAAGTATCTTAAACAAGAAGCAATAGACTTTAGGAAGGCTGTAACTGATGCTGCAATAGATGCCAAAGCTAAAATATCAGGAAGGCTTGCTATTTTTATAGCATTGTATCCATCAACCAGGCGCAAGTTTGATATTGATAATCGTGTAAAGGCTGTGCAAGACGCATTACAATTAGCTGGCGTATTCTTAGATGATGAGCAAGTAGATTTTTTATGGGTTGTTCGCAGACCTATTGTAAAAGGGGGAATGTGCAAAGTCGTATTAGTTGAATACGATAAAGTCCACCAAATGCTAGAGCAATATGAGGATTACATATAATGGAAGCAGGTCGCGTTACTTATTACTTAGACTTGTGGCGTGATTACATGAAATCACACAACAGCGGATTAGGATATAAAACAAGGTCTACTGGGTTTATGACTGGCGGACTTAATTCATTTGAGGATTTAGGGGAGCAAGTAGACAATGATGCAGCTAGAACAGTAGACAAAGTAATAGATGACCTGCCTATGATGCAAAAGAACGCTTTGTATGTTGTTTACCTATCTCAGAAGGCTACAATGGACACAAGGGTATTGGAATACTATTACGATAGTGCATTAATGATGCTACAAAGAAAGCTAAAAGAAAAGAACTTATGTTAGTACTTGACAAAACCATTAATTTGTGGTATCATTAGCACAGTTGGACTTCGCACGTCTATATGATATGCAATACAACACATAACTCATCTCCGTGAGTTTTAGCCCATCCTAAAAGCCTGGGCTTTTTTTTATTTATAGGATACGTATATGCCTCCATACTCAGAATCACAGCACAAATTGTTTGAAGCGGCTGCTCATGATGCGTCTGTAGCAAAGCGTGTTCATATCCCACAAGAGCAAGCAAAGAAGATGGCATCAGAAGGCGTCAAAAAGAAAGACCCGAAAAAGCTCGCAATGGCTTTAATGAAATATTAACTATGGAGCATAAGACTACTCTTATGAAATCACATGGCAGCCCGTATAAGAAAAACAACACTATCAGATAGTTGGAAGGAAAAAATCCGCACCACTATGCTTATAAATCGTCTTAATAGTCATATATTTGAGGATGTAGAGATAAGCCAGACACAGATGAGAGCTATTGAGATTCTTTTGCGTAAGGTAGCACCTGATTTAAAGGCTGTTGAAGTGACAGGCAATGATGATAATCCATTAGCGATTATGACTATTGAGAGGGTTATTGTAGACCCATACAAAAAATGAAGTTGAACATATCAACTCCAAGATGGGCAGTTCCATTGTTAGAGGATGCACGTTACAAAGCTGTGCATGGTGGTCGAGGCTCAGGCAAATCACATTTCTTTGGTGAGTATGTAGTAGAAAATCATATTGCTAATCCAAATGAATCTACGGTATGTGTGCGTGAGATACAAAAATCATTAGGCCAATCAGTAAAGAGATTGATTGAGCAAAAGATTGAAACTATGAACGCTGGTTGGTATTTTGACGTTCAAGATGCAAAGATTAAATCTAAGTTTGGCGATGGCATTATCATCTTTCAAGGGATGCAAAACCATACTGCTGATTCTATCAAGTCATTAGAAGGCTTTGATAGAGCATGGGTAGAGGAAGCTCAAACATTTAGCGCATATAGTCTTGAGCTGTTACGCCCTACGTTACGTAAAGAAAACTCAGAGATTCTGTTTAGTTGGAATCCTCGCTACAAGACTGACCCTGTAGATATTCTATTCAGAAAGAATCCACCACCCAAATCTATTGTGATTCAAGCTAACTGGTACGATAACCCTTGGTTTCCTCAAGTGTTGCGTGACGAGATGGAGTTTGATTTTAAGAATGACCCTGATAGAGCTGAACATATTTGGAATGGTTCTTATGGTTCATCGCAAGGCGCAATCTTGGCTAGGTTTGTTAATCAAGCGCAAAGAGATGGTCGAATTAACAATGACGTGTCTTATGACGAATACGCTCACCCAATTGAGATTAGCGCAGATTTGGGCTTTAGAGATACTGCTAGTTTTTGGTATTGGCAACGAGTACCTGGTGGCTTTAATTTGCTTCAGTACGATGCTGATACAGGCTTAGATGCTGACGAATGGATACCACGCATTAGGGACAACATACTTAAGCTAGGTAAGCTAGGCAAGATATGGCTTCCGCATGATGCAAGGGCAAAGACATTCCAATCACGTCATACAACTATGGAACGGTTTGTTGAATACTTTGGTATTGATAAAGTGCAAGTAGTTCCGCAATCTAAAAAGCAAGACCAAATCAATGCTGCACGATTGGTTATACAGCGATGCTCATTTAACGAAACACTTTGTGATGATGGCTTAGAAGGCTTAAGAGCTTGGGAGTATGTTTACGATGAAGTTAATAACATTTTTAGTCGTGAGCCAAACCATAATTGGGCTTCGCATCCTAGCGATGCTTTTGCTTACGGCTGTCAGGTCATGCAAGAGTTTGTGCAAATAGCCAAGCCAGAGGAAATACCAATTAGAGGCATATCAGTAGGACAGACAGATGTAACCCTTGACGAACTATGGGCTACACAACCAAGTAAACAACCTAAAAGGATTTAATTATGTCAGGCATTGCTAATTACGTAGGTGGCTATAAACAGATTACTGCAACAGGCAACGTATCCCCTATTGGATGCAAGCTATTGGGCATCTTTGTATCAAGCTCTACTGCTGGCACAGTAACTATTTACGACTCAGCTACAACTACAACAACAGTTAAGGTTATTGACACTACAGCAGCACTAACAAGTAGCACATGGATTCCTATGCCTATTGCTTTCGCTTCAGGTGTATATGTCGTTGTTGGCGGCACACTTAGTGCAACAGTAGTATTTGCTTAAGGATAACTCATGGCTAATGTAGCAGAGGTGGCATCAGAGGTGCAAACGTACCTTGACATGTTTAGCCAATACGAAAAAGAGTTTGCTAAATGGGAAGGGCGTGTAGAGAAGATTCTTAAGCGTTACCGTGATGACCGTAACCAAACTACATCACAATCTCATTACAACATCTTGTGGGCTAACGTACAGACACTTAAAGCTGCTACCTTTAGCCGTATGCCTCGTCCAGATGTATCACGTAGACATAAAGACAATGACCCTGTAGCTCGTGTAGCATCAATGATATTGGAACGTGCGCTAGACTTTGAGATTACAAACTCAGAGGATTTTAAGCATGCGTTAGGTGCTTGCGTATCAGACCGATTCTTAGGTGGTCGTGGCACTACATGGATTCGCTATGAGCCTGTAATTGAAACAGAACAATTCCAAGTATCAGAAGAAGATGAGCAATCAGAATCAGAGGGTGAATACTTAGACATTGAGCAAGCACCTGTAGATTATGTACATTGGCGTGACTTTGGTCATCAAGTAGCTAGAACATGGCCTGAGGTTAATTGTGTATGGCGTAGAGTCTACATGAACCGAGAAGCATTAAAAGAACGTTTCCCTGAAGATAAGTTTAACAATCTATGGAAGCAAATTCCATTAGATGCCTCACCAGATGAGCCACGTCAAAAGATGGCAGAAGGTACGACTAAGCAAGCGTTAGTCTATGAAGTATGGGATAGAGAAGAAAAGTGCGTATATTGGATTAGCAAATCAATGGGCAAAATTCTTGATGAACGAGATGACCCATTAGAGCTAGAGGAGTTCTTTCCTTGCCCTGAGCCTATTTATGCTACGTTGACTAATGAAAGCCTAGTACCTGTTCCTGATTACACATTGTATCAAGACCAGGCTAATGAGCTAGACGTATTGGCTGGCCGTATCAAGGGATTGGTAGATGCGCTAAAGGTTCGTGGCTTTTATGATTCTGCTAACCCTGACCTTAATCGCCTATTTACAGAGGGCGATAACAACACGCTTATCCCTGTTAAAAACTATGCTGCCTTTGCTGAAAAAGGTGGACTTGGTGGTGCTGTAACGTTTGTAGACTTAACTCCTATTGCTAACGCATTGAACATGGCATATCAAGCTATGGGTCAAGTTAAGCAACAGATTTACGATATTACCGGCATTTCTGACATTATCCGTGGTGCATCTGTGT